ACCCCTTTTTCATAAAACCTCGGCACTTTTGAAAATTGGACATTTTTTTTGTCCATTTTTGATTTTTGGAAATACTTTTGACCCCTCGAATTTCAGAAATTTTCTTTAAGTTCAAAATTCGGGAATATATATTATTTAAAATAAAAGGTGACGAAAAAAAAACAGGTAGTCAAAAAAAATTGATTCATTTTTTTTGGAAAACTTTTCCAGGTATAATGAACCAAAACTAAGTTGAAAACTATGGAGACCATTGCTTGCATCCCCTGCTCAAAGCCCGTGAAAATCGGAGAACGCAAGCCGCACCAAGGAAAGATTCACTTCATAGTTGAAGATGAGTGTGGCGACAAGAAATGCGAGTATTGTCCCAAAACCTTCAAGAATTCGTCCACGCTGTCAATGCACATTTCAAGGAAACACGCCGCTGAGGCCGGTCGTCAGATTGAGCCATATGCTTGCGACCAGTGCGAGGAGCGGTTTACTTCAAGCTCGGCTCGTTTGCACCACATTGCAAACCACCACGAAATCTCTTACACAAAATGCCCTCACCCAACTTGCAAATATGAGGGCAAAAACAAGCAGTCAATCTTCACGCATTTTGTCAAGAAGCACATGGATCGCAATTCTATGCGCGTTGAGATCGTTGCCGGCGTTGAGTCAAAGTGCTTGACGTGTGAAAAGACGATGAAGGAAAGCGCGATTGCTTACCATTTGGCAACTTGCAACCGAGAATCTCCGTTTTGCAAGATGGTATAAGTAAAGAAAAAGATCATTTGTTTTAAAATGTAAATTAATGTATTTTTTTCCATGGTAGAGCAGACTTTGAATATATAAACAATTTTTCTGTTTTATTGGTTTCCGACGACGATTTTTCATTTGGCAAATCCGGTTTAAAACGCGTTTTTTTACTCTGAGCCGCACTTCTGTATCGTTCAAAGTTCCATATCTCCACAAAATCTTCTGGTGCGTCCATCTCAGAGACAACAACAAGGTTATTTTCACTCCATTTGCGAACAGTTTTCCAAAACAGATCGTTGTCAAAAACGTCGTATTTCTTCACATCTCGTCTGTATTTAATCGGAAATTTTGAATATTTATAAGGTGGGTCGCAATAAATAAACATATTTACCGGATTTAAATCCAAGTAAGATTTATTTGTAAACTCAACATTTTTAATAAGAGGGGTTGCTCGTTTTAAACTGTGCATCATTTCCTTACAAAAATCTTCTTTTTTATCATTCATGTACTTGTGTGCATAAGCTCCAAAAAATCTTCCACCAAAACTCATACCAAACCCTATAAAAGCTTTCACAGCATTTGGTGATGTCAGTTTTTTTGCCGCCAAATATTCTTCTTCTGAAACGGATTCTGGATAAACAAAGGTTTCATTTTTCACTTCATTCCACATCTGAATCAAATCTGGATGATAGTCATTTGCTATAAAATTGTAAGTTGTTAAATTAGTCATATTTCTAAACACTCCGAGAGAACCGCAAAAAGGTTCCAAGTATCCATCAAGTGGGGTTTCATTCGCACTTAAAACATAATTCCAGAGTTCTTTGAGACCGGGGGCTAAATGTTTTCCTAGACGTTGCTTTCCACCTAAATATTTCATATACTGTCGCTAGCAATTAAAATATAAACTTTTTCGCGATCAAAATACATTACAAAAAGATAATAAACACGTCAACACATTAGCATTATATGACCAGCGAAGTGGTAAAAAAACTATTTACTCATGAGGATCCATATTTTATTCACAAGGGTCTTGGATTTTTGTGTTTATTAAATTATGTGGCACAGTTTTACATGTATTTTGCTCGCGGAACGTATTATTTAAATGTTTATACGATTGCTCCACATATTTTGCTCCATTGTTCATCGTTCATTTTTAAGGTATTGGCAAAACGTCCAACAGAATCGTTGTTGAATATGTTTATTTGGGAAGAACTAAGAATCCACTCATTGTTGTTTGCGTGGCGAGCTTGCTTTGCAATTTTGTTCCCAACTTGGGCGCCTGTTATCTGCTTTTTGACAATGATTGCCGCCGACGTTGCGACAAAGTATCGCGGCAATTCGGAAGTTTCAACTGTGCGTGGTCAGCATAGCAAGGTAGGCAAGCGCAGTCTAGTAAAAGAAATTACAGGGGCATTTTTCAGCATCAGTCAAATGGGAGCAACGTATATATGCTTGTTGAGCGAATCGCCAATTCTAATTTTTTCAACGCTTCCACCGATTCAGACATCGGCATTTGGTATGACATTAATAAGAAAAAATCTGATAAACAAAACTATTTGGAGCGTTGTTTATAGCACGGAACTATTAATGACATACTATATATGGTATAGGGAGTATAAAGATTTTAGAATTTTTTATATCTCGGCTTCATTGTATCTTCTTAGACGGTGTGGATTTTCAAAATATTTTATTTGGCCTTCTATGTATTTAGTAGTTTATATTTTGTTTTTATTTGATTCTGAATAAATAAAATTTTTTCCAATATAAAATTTAACAATTTTTTCTTCCCATTCTTCGCGCGGTGTTGAGATATATCTGTGCATAATTTGTTCCAATTTTATCCAACTATAAGGTAAGCCCAGAGCGAGTGCGTCTTTATAGAAAAAATCAGATTTAATCAAATGGTCAAGTGCATTGTAAAAATCTTTTTTATCTTCAGGAATCATTTGCAGAATTTGAAGCGCAATTAATAATGCATTTCTCGGTGGCGTTTCTTTTTCGCTCTCCTCTATCATGATATATTAAATGTATATGTCGTGATATATTTAAATCTTTTAAGCCTATTGAAACTTCTTAAAATCCTTCCAGGAGACCTTCATTCCACCATTTTTTTCAGGAACAAATTCAACCTTATGTTGCTCTTCCAATTTTCCGGCCTTTTTTAGTGCACTATCTACGTATAGCTCTTTTAAAAGTTGGCCGACAAAATAAGATCCTTCGTGCTGGTCAATATCACCATTCTCAATTCGCTGCAAAACATTCAAAAACTTGTTCAAAATCTTCAAATCAATCTCGTCTTTTCTTATTTTATTGTAAATGTCAGTATAATAAGTAAATAAGAAGGAACACTCTTCCATACCAAGTTGGTGAACCTTTTCCTCATCATTCCTATTTTTAGCTTTTATCATAATAAGATTGTTAATGTCTTCTTGCAATAAATGACTGTGCTTTAGCTCGCGTATTAATTCTGTTTGGTCTTCCACGTTGTTGGCTTTCACCATTTCTTGTAAATGAAGTCTAGCATTGGCGTCCATATACAAATTATGATAAAATTTTTAAACCTAAATTTACGCAATAATTATTATATTGCTATAATTTATATGCCAGTTTTACAACCACAACAAACCGGAATGATAGGGTCAAGCGTTAGAGATTCTGCGTATCAAACTCAGGTTCAACGAAATCAAGCGCTAGCTCAATTAGGGGCAAATAAAGGAGGCAATAGAAGACGCAGAAAATATGGCGGCCAAGGCCAAATTTTAGTTCCTCAAGTTCCAAACTCAAATTTAATGAATGATCCTTCAAAAGGAACGGATCAAGGCGTTCTTGCTCAACAAAAAGGGATGACAGGTTTAACTGTAAATAATGACGCGCAAAAAGCTCTAGACAACAAAGTTGCATTGGTTCCCATTCCAAAAGGTTCCACTGGTGGTGCTAAGAGAACCAAAAGAAGAGGAGGTTTTGTTTGGCCTTGCCTAAGCGGTGGAAAGACAAGAAACTCCAAGAAATCCAATAAATCCAGGAAATCCAGGAAATCCAAGAAATCCAGGAAATCCAGGAAATCCAAAAAATAAAAAAAATAAAAAAAATAAAACCCAGAAGAAAGTAATTTTAGGGTAATAATTATATATTAATAATATAAGTTATGCCAAAAGGATTAGACTGGATAAATTTTATATATGTCAATTTAGGTTTTGTCGCACAAATATTCGTAATGTATTATTTCAGCGCCGTTGCCGAAATAAAGAATAATTGGCCCAAATACAGATGCAATCCAATGTTTATGCCATTATCCGACAATATTGAAAAAGATTTTACTTATTGTGTGCAGAGCATGCAAACCAATTTTATGGGCTATTTGTTGCAACCAATTAATTACATTATTAATTCATTATCTTCCATGGGGGGCGAATTTTCAGGTTCAATCAATTACATTAGAACAATGATAAGCAGCATCCGTTCTATGATTACTTCTATTATCCAAAATGTGTTTGGAGTATTTTTGAATTTAATTATTGAATTCCAAAAGATAACTATTGGTATTAAGGATTTAGTGGGAAAAATTATAGGTGTAATGGTTACCGTAATGTATTTGATAGACGGAAGCATTAAAACGATGCAAAGCACGTGGAATGGTCCGCCCGGCCAAATGGTGAGGGCGTTGGGTGGAAATTGTTTTCTTCCAGAAACAAAGATTAAATTAAAGAACGGAACAGTTGTTGCTATGAAAGATTTGAATTTAGGAGATATATTGGAAAATGGCAGCCGAGTTGATGCTTTAATGAAAATAGACAACAAATTTAACGAGAAGTATTATATTATTCACAAGAAGGGTCTAGATGAATCCGATATTTATGTTACGGGAACGCATATGATTTTTAGTGAATCCAGCAATAAATACATTGAAGTTAAAGACCACCCCGAAGCAATTCAATCGGAAATTATTGGTACTTGGTTCAGTTCAATAATAACGGACGACCACAAGATAAAGATAGGTGAACACATTTTCTGGGATTGGGAAGATGACGTTTTAAAAATGTAAAAATGTAAAATGTCAAGAAAAAGCTAACAAGACAAAATACGAAATATAATTTTGAATATTATCCGCTTACTATATATGGATAATATTCAACAAAGCGCAAAAACAATAAAACAAATGTATGAAAAATTAACATATTTTGACCAGTACGGTGGGTCGGTGTTTCTTTTTATTATACTAGTAGTCATTCTATTTGTGGCAGTTTCATATGTAGCGGTTATGAGAAATATTCAACCTATTAAGGATGATTGGGTCAACCAAAGATGCAAACCACAAGTAATGCCTTTTGCTGGCTTAATAAACAAACCCACCAACATGTCGGCCATAGATTTTACTGGACAAAACTTTACAAATTGCATGCAAAACATATTAATCGGAATTACTGGCGACGCAGTCCAACCAATAACATATATGACGCTCGCTATTAGAGAAGTTTTTTCGGCAATTGCAGAAGTAATCCAATATATTCGCACTATACTGTCGTCTATTAGATCAAATATGACAAGTATTGCGCAAGACATTTTAGGAAGAGTTGCAAATATTATGGTGCCAATTCAGCAGATATTAATCGCATTTAAAGATGCAATGAACAAGGTAAAAGGAGTTCTTACAGCTGGTCTATACACTGCACTAGGATCATATTACGCTTTAAAAGCAATGTTGGGCGCAATCGTGCAAATGATTATTGTCATTTTAATTATTCTTGTGGCGTTAATTATTGCAATGTGGATTATACCATTCACTTGGCCAGTTGCAGCAACAATGACGGCCGTTTTTATTTCTGTTTCAATCCCATTGGCTATTATAGTTGGTTTTATGGTAGATGTGTTGCACGTTCAAACAGATTTTTCAATTCCAAGCGTTCCATCCAAACCAAACGTTTGCTTTGATAAAAACGCCACCTTTAAAATGGCCGACGGAAGTAATAAAAAAATATCTGACATTGAAGTTGGAGACATATTGAAAAACAATGTGCGCGTCAATGCAAAAATGATTTTGGATGCAAAGGGGCAAACCATGTATAATCTTAACGGAACTATTGTTTCTTCGCATCATCAAGTAAAATATAACGACAAATGGATTCCAGTGTGCGAACATCCGGAAAGAAAAGAAGTTGCTTGGTATTCGGAACCCTTTTTGTATTGCTTGAATACGAGCTCAAAAGAAATAGAAATTAACAATAATACTTACATGGACTGGGATGAAGTAAACGAAACAACCGCAAATGAATTATTTAATTACATTCCAAATATGCAAAATTTAGAAGAAATTCATGAACGATTTGATGGCGGGTTTTCATCTTTAACAAAAATCCAAAAAATGGATGGATCCGTTGTAAATATAACGGATATAAAAGCTGGAGATGTTTTAGATAAAAATGTAAAAGTTTGCGGTGTGGTGGAGATAGATAATAGCGATCTCAAACATTCCTATGTTTATAATTTAGGAAATGGTTGCGTTTTTGAAGGAGGATATAATTTGCACATATGCGACAAAATTTTAGACGAAAAGTTTTATAAAAATAGGGCAACAACTGAAAATATAGAACCAAAATTATATCATTTAATAACCGAACAAAATATTTTTTATGTGAATGACGTAAAATTTTATCATTATGATTCAAACGTGGAGTTACTTTTAGACAAGTATCGTGGAAAATTATTATCTATGAAATATGTATAATATGGAAATTGTCTGTTTAAAAAACATGGAAGTTACATTATTTGGTTACAAATTTAGACTTGAAATTATCATTTTAATTGTCTTGGCGTATTGGATTTTGTGGGGCCACGTTCTTTGCTCATGCTCAAAAGTTGGCTTGCTTGAGGGCCTCAACATGATGAACTCTCAAATCAACAAGAAAAGTTTGGATTATGAGGTTCTTAAAAACCCTATTCCTATGATTGGTAAGGAAGGTTTCGTTGGTGCCAACACAAATTACGGTGAATCGTCTAAGTTCAGCCTTACAAATGACAACCCGGTAAACACAAGCTCGTGGTTTACTCCTAATTTGACATATACTAAGGGTTCCGCTGGTGGTCCAGGTGTGCAAAATATTATGAACCGACCCGAGCAGCCCATTCCTTTACCCGAGGGTGAACTGTTAATGTTTGCCAACACAGCTTTTAAGCCTGAGTGCTGCCCCAACGCTTACAGCAATTCTACTGGCTGCGCTTGTATGACAACTGGGCAATATAACTATTTAATTTCGAGGGGTTCTAATAATGTTCCTTATTCTGAATATTAAATTACCTGCAGTCAATCAAATAATCAAAATGATTTATTCTTCTAATAAAATCTAAAATATCCTTATCAACATGAATTGAAGGAGACCAATCCACTAGGTATTGATTATTATGAGTTTTCACTAAATACTCATAATATTCTTTTAAACGCCTTATTTAAAAAAATTGATTTAAATATTGCTAATTAAATAAAGTAGTAGAGCTAAAATGAGTGAGCTAATAAATCTAAAAGACGGCATTAAAATTAATAATACATATACAAAACAAATAAATGGGATAAAATTATATATTTATGTAGGTATATGCAACGATATACCTACAAAATGGATTACACAAAGCAAATGGGATTATAAATTGCGCATTCAAATGAATGAAGATAGAACGGAATTAAATTACATAGATAGCAAAAATCAAGAGGTTTTAGTATACGAAAACGATGAAGAAAAATGGGATTTATTTTAAATTATAATACAATTAATTGATATTTGAAATGTTAAAAGGTATAAAAACAACTTAAAGATCGCAAGAATAATAAGCCAATCGTTTCTGTCGCAACAATTCTTTTTCATTCTGTTCTTTTTCACTTGATTCAATTGCAATATTTTCTTGTTTAAAATCTATAAATTTTAACCATGAAAAATGATCTATTTTACGAAACGTTCCTAAGCAAATAGACCAATCCTTTTCCGTTTTTTTCCCAATATGTCGGCAACCGTTTGTGTTAGTCATAGTAATATGCTTTAACCACGGCCCAGTTTTAACAACAATTGCATAAAAAGTGGACAAAGACTTCCATGGAATAGTTTGAATCTTTTCTTGCGGCTTCCTATATTTGCACTGTATCGCGTAATAATTGTCTCCCTTTTTTGACAGCAAATCAATTCCATAATCATTCTTGGTTAAATCAAACTTATTTTTTAATTCCATGGGGAAATCCTTGTAAAACCATACTTGGTCATGCTTTAAAACGTTTTCAATATATAAAAGACAAAAAGCTTCAAACAAATCACCCTTTTTCTTTTTATTATTTGCTTTTTCTTTTAGTTCAATCATATTGTGCGCCACGCCGCCCTCTATATAGTTTTCAAATTCTTGCATTAAACAATCAAACTTATTTTTATTTTTATTTTTATCCTCGTTGTGAACATTTATGATTTTAGATACTAATTCTTTTGCAGTTTGTAGCGCCTTCTCGCTCATTGTATAATATAATATGTTAATAATTGTTTAAACCTAATTGCTAGGAAATGTAGACCAACACTTGCTGCAATAACAAACGCGCTGTGAGTGTTCAACGTCAACGTCAATATAATCTTCAACATATTCGTGTCTACATTCACCTTTAACTTTAATGTCAATATTTTTGATCAACTCCTCAATTTGTCCGAGTATTTCGTTGTAATTTGAATCCAATAAAAAATTTTTAGAACTAATTAATGTATGACGCAATAGAACAAGAGAATCAATAGCATTTGAGTGCATTACAATTAGTATAATTGTAATGAACTGTTTATATGGATTGCATTAAATACATATTTTGCTAAGTCAAAGGAGGGGTCGTAGGGGAACCGTTGGTTCCCTACTTAGACATACATTCCGCGAATAGCCATATCATCATTGCGCTCCCTTTTAATAAGCTTGTCCACAACGTCCTTTGTCACAGTGAATGGGAACTCCACCTTGAGAGCCATTTCACCCTCAAACAAGTTGGAATCAGGGCGCATCAGTCTATACAAGTTGAGTTTGGTGTAAATGATCTCCAAACAACGCTTCAAATTGCGAACACCATCCTCCTTGTCGCAGTCAGTGTCAATGATGTGATGCAATGCCTCCTCAGGAATAATAATGTCTTCTGTGGAAAACTTGACCTGCTCACGAATCTTTGGCAGCAAATAGCTGTTGGAAATGACCGTCTTCTGCTTCTTGTCGTAACCCTTGGTCATAATTCTATACATACGATCGCGCAAGATGGGGTTCACCTTGCTTTCGTCGTTGTAACTGAAGATGAACAAGCACTTGCTCAAATCAAAATCAATCTCCGCGAAATACTTGTCGTGGAACTGGCTGTTCTGAGAAGTGTCCGTCAAGTGCGTCAAGATGCCGGCGATTTCCTCGCCCTTTGGCGTGTCGCTAATCTTGTCCAACTCATCAAAGTAAATGACAGGATTCATACACTTGCTGTCAATTAGAATCTGCACAATCTTGCCCCAAACACTTCCTTCATAGGTGTAGGAGTGACCCTCCAAGAAACTGCTATCAGTTGCGCCTCCTAGAGCAATGAACGCAAAAGGTCGGTTTAAAATCTTGCTAATGCCCTCCTTGACGAGGGTGGTCTTGCCAGTTCCCATGGGACCCTTGATAGCAATCGCGGTTCCAAGAGCTGAAGGGTTGGTAACTAGTTGACCAAGCATCTGCATGATTTGCATTTTTGCGTCATTTAAACCATAAACTGCGTTGTCAAGAGTCTGCTGGGCGTTTGCCATGAACTCGTGACAAGCCTCAACTCCATCGGAAATGTTGATTGGCAACTTTTCATAGTTGTTGAATGGAATGCGCATAAACGTGTCAACCCAGTTCTTGATCTTGTAATATTCACCACTTCCTGGCTCCATGTACTTCAAAGAGTTTATCTTCTTCATCGCGGAAGCCTTGAACGTTGCGGGAATGTTTGCTTCAAGAAGTGACATCCTGTAAGGCACTTCAACGCGAGTAATCTTGTTGATTTCGCGGACTTCCTTAATAATTTTAATTTGCTCACCCTGAGTAAGAGTTTCAAAGAACTTGAAATCATTCATGGTGTTCTTGTCGCGAACAATTCGCTTGAAGATGCGGCCATTCTTTGCCTTTTGCTTCTTCGCCTTTTTATCGGCCTTCTTATTTTTTTCCTTGATTCTGTCTTCGCATGCCTTGATGCTGTCTTCAATCGTTACGTTTTTATTTTTCTCATACAGCTCCTTCAACTGCTTGAGAGTTTCCTCATCATTGTCTTCTTTTATAGAATCGTCAACAACAAGTTCAACTTTACTAGAAGACTTTTGAATGCGTCTAGATGAGCGAGTAACAATCTTTACATTTTCCTCTTCATCCTCTTCATCTTCCTCATCTTCTTCATCTTCGCTGTCCTCGTCGCTTGATACACTCTCATCCTCATTTTCGGTAATATCATCTTCATCACAATCCTCCCAATCCTCTTCGTCTTCGTCTTCCCACTCATCCTCCTCGCCTGATTGCTGACCAATAGTGAAGATAATGTTAAATTTGCCAGCGCGTTCTTCATCAAGATCGTCGCTTTCCTCCTCGTCGTCATAATCTTCTTCTTCGTCATCAGATGATTCCTCCTTTACAACCTTCTTTGGCTTCTTGGTCTTGGAAACTTTTTTTGTCTTTGAAGGCTTTTTAGAAGATTTTTTGGATTTTTTTACAGGCTCTTGGTCTTCATCATCATCTTCCTCCTCTTCCTCATCGTCTTCACTAGGAAGAGTTTTCAAAAGCTTCTTAATTTTTTCTCCCATCTTCACTTTTTTATCCATATACTTTGACGGAAACATCTTCTTGAGAAACTTGCGGTATTCCTGAACATCCATTTCACCGTCCTCGTCGTCGCTGGTGATATAATCTCCACCATCGTCGTCGGATTGTTCATTGGACTTTCTCTTCTTTGCAAGCTCTTCTTGCTTCTTATTCTTTTTGGAAATTTCCTTCTTATTTGACTTACTTTGAGTATCACGTGCCATTTCTGTATATTACACTATTTTTATTTTTTTAAATCGGAATCAATTTTTTATTTAAGTCGGAAAATAAAAAATTGCGATATTAATAACTGGTAATCCACAATATATAAGCCAAATATAAGCCAAAAAAGTTTTTAGCAAATAAATCTAAAATATTATAAAAAATATTTTTCCAATGATATGGCATTAATGCAGCAATTCCATAAAAAGACCATGTTGTGCAAAAATATATAAAGACAGTTGTTCCTAATTTAGAGTATTTTGCATAATTGTCGTAGATGATATAAAATAATATAATAAATGGAACAAACCCAAGAAGAACTGCGATATATTTATTTAAAATATGATACTCATTTAGCAAACCAAAGGTTAACATAATTGCATTTAATACTATTATGCTTAAAAGAGTTTTTGCATTTTTTTGAATAGTTATAAATAATCCATCATTTTTTTCAATATTATTTTCAGAGTTTCCGTCTTTATCGTGCGAATTATTTTCACTTTCTTCTTGTTTTTTCAAGTAAATTAGATATATTGAAAGTGTAATGAGCATGGTGGGTGTAGTAATATACCAATCATAATATCTATACGGAGTTATGTTTTCAGTTGTGTTAAATGAATTGGCCAACCAAACGTAAAAACCCCCTTCCACCATTTGAACAATAAATTCCAACCAAAGCAACTGTTTTAAAATAAAATATAGTTTTGGAATATTTAATGTCAAAACATACAAATCTATTACTGCCGTTATTGCTTGAATAATTAGAGATGCGTTTGCGCTATGTTTTATTGTGTGTGCGTGTTTGTGTTGCATAATAAATACTATATATTAATAAAGGAATATTTTATTATAATTATTTATTTATAAAAATAGTTAAGTATTATAATTATAAATATAAACCTATCAATAAATTGTAAAACTCAACAACAACAATCAACTTTTGAATTATTCTAATAAAATAAAATTGATTATAAACAATCTAAATATTATTTTGTTAATATAAGGAAGATGTCTAAGAGTACGAAACCCACCAATATTAATCCCTCCAAAATTATTGGGATCCAATTTAGTATTTTATCGCCAGATGAAATCAGAAAAGGTTCAGTTGCGGAGATTACTAGCAGGGACACGTATATTAATAACAAACCAATTATTGGAGGCCTGTTTGACCCACGAATGGGCGTTTTGGAGCCTGGTCTGATTTGTCCTACAGACGGGTTGGATTACATGCAAACTCCCGGATATTTTGGACACATTGAGCTTGCTAAGCCCGTCTTTTACATTCAATATTTAAGCACAGTTCTAAAGATTCTCCGATGCTGCTGTTTTAAGTGTAGCAAACTTTTGGTTAGCAAAGAAAAGTATAAGCAAGCGCTCAAACTTACTGGGGACGCTAGATGGAAGTATGTGTTTTCACTTGCTAGCAAAATGAAGCGATGTGGTGAAGACACTGACGATGGATGCGGATGCATGCAGCCAAATAAAATCAGAAAGGAAGGACTCGCCACTATTTACGCTGAGTGGAAAAATGACGCAGCTGCATCATCTGATCAGAGCCAAAACATTGTAATTAAATTAACACCGGAAATTGTTCTCAAGATATTTAAGAGAATTTCCGACGAAGATGTATCTTTCATGGGTTTCAGTCCTATTTGGTCTAGACCTGATTGGATGGTTTGCCAAGTGATGGCAGTCCCCCCTCCAGCAGTTCGCCCATCTGTTAAACATGATGCTCAACAGCGGTCAGAGGATGATTTGAGCCACATCTTGGTTAACATTATCAAGACAAACAAGACTTTGCAAGAGAAAATTCAAAACAATGCAGCCGCCAACGTCATTGATGATTGGTCAACAGTTTTGCAATACTACGTAGCGACGCAAGTTGATAACAAGATTCCTGGTGTTGCGTCTGTTGCTCAGCGATCTGGTCGTCCCCTCAAATCTATCAAGGACCGCTTGAATGGAAAGGGTGGGCGCATGAGAGGAAACTTGATGGCCAAGCGCGTGGATTTTAGTGCTCGTTCAGTTATTACTGCTGACCCCAACATTTCCATTCGCCAATTGGGTATTCCTATGAAAATTGCCAAGAACATTACTAAGCCCGTAATTGTGAATGACGTTAATCGTTCATTCTTGACAAAGCTCGTTCAAAATGGCCCAGACATCTGGCCTGGCGCAAAGATTCTTGAGAAGAAAAATGGAGATTCAATCACCTTGCGATATGTGGATAAGAAATCCATTGTTTTGGAAAATGGAGACACGGTTCATCGCCACATGATGGATGGTGACCCAATTCTCTTTAACCGTCAACCCACTCTTCACAGAATGAGCATGATGTGTCACATTGCCAAAGTCATGCGAATTGGCGACACGTTCCGCATGAACGTTGCAGACACCAAGCCTTACAATGCCGACTTCGATGGCGATGAGATGAATCTTCATATGCCTCAAGACGCCGAGTCTGATTCCGAGTTGAAGAACTTGGCTGCAGTGCCATATCAGATTATTAGTCCCGCCAACAATTCGTCTATCATTGGCATTTTCCAGGATTCTCTTCTAGGATGCTATCGTTTTACTCGTGAGAATATTCGCTTCACTCCTCGCGAGGCAATGAATTTGCTTATGATGTTTCCTAGAGTAAATGAATCTTTATTTGCGGGCAAGTCAGACGGCGATTTGATCAGTAACTTTGAGGTCATGTCGCAGATTCTTCCTCCCATTTCATTGAAGTATAAGACCAAGTTGTTTAATGATGCAGAAAAGCCAGGAGAATCAAACAACGTTTTGGAGATTGTCAACGGCAAATATGTTCGTGGTCAAATGGAGAAGAGCGTGCTAGGTGCAGGAACAAAGGGTCTTATTCATCGCGTCTGCAACGATTATGGTAACATGGCTTCAGCCAATTTCATTGATGATTTGCAAAACATTATTACCGAGTATTTGAAGACCAGCTCTTTCAGTGTCGGTATTAGCGATTTGCTTTCGGATGAGAAAACAAACAAGGAAATTATTGCAGTCATTGACAAGAAGAAGAATGATGTGAAGAATCTCATTGATCAAACTCAGATTGGTGTTTTTGAGAACAATACTGGAAAGACGAACGAGGAGGAGTTTGAGACACAAGTCAACAATATTCTTAACCAGGCCACGTCGGAATCCGGAAAGATTGGTCTTAAGAGCTTGGACAAGGACAATCGCTTTGTTACCATGGTTAATGCTGGATCAAAGGGCAGTGATTTGAACATCTCGTTTATGATTTCCTGCTTGGGACAACAGAACGTAGATGGAAAGCGCATTCCTTATGGGTTTGACCATAGAACTTTGCCCCACTTTACCAAGTTTGACGACACCCCAAGCGCTCGTGGCTTTGTGGAGAGTTCTTACACCAATGGTCTTTCTCCTCAAGAACTATTCTTCCATGCTATGGGTGGTCGTGTTGGTCTTATTGATACTGCGGTTAAAACCTCAACTACTGGTTACATCCAGCGTCGGTTGATTAAAGGTTTGGAAGATTTGATGGTCTCATATGATATGACTGTGCGAACAAACAAGGGCAAGCTAGTGGAGTTTTCATATGGAGACGATGGTATAGATCCAATCAAGGTTGAAAATCAACCCATGCCACTGGTTTCCATGAGCGTTCAAGAGATTTATGCTCATTTCAACATTCCAAACGAAACTGGTGGAATGAAAATGTTGTCGCAATTCTTCTTGAAGAACGCAATGACTCGTTTTAAGAAACAGCTCCAAGAGACTCAAGAAAAATTCAAGAAATATACTGATATGATGATTGAGAACCGCGATTCAATTATTAAGAATGTATTTAAAAACAAGGGTGACAGTGTTGTCAATTGCCCAGTTGCATTTGCTTATATTGTGAATAATATTATTGGTCAGCAAAACATTAATGGAAACTCAATTGTTGACATTACTCCATTGGAAGCATTTCAAATGATTGAGGAAAATTACGAGAACTTGGAAAAGATTCGCTGCGCTCCCCCCACCGAGTTGTTTAAGACCTTGTACTTCTTCAACTTGTCCCCCAAGGATTTGTTGATTGTGAAGCGTTTTAACAGAGCATCGCTCACTCTTCTTCTGGAGACAATTACTTTGATGTATAAGCGCGCAATTGTTGCACCTGGTGAGATGGTTGGTATGATTGCGGCGCAGAGTATTGGAGAGCCTACTACGCAGATGACTTTGAATTCAGTAACATTTGAGACGCCCATTATTGTAAGAAGTCTTGATGGAAAAATTAAAAAAGTTTGCATTGGAGATTTTGTTGGAAAACATATTAACGATGCAAAGAAATTGGAACATTATACTGAAAATGACACCACCTACGCTGAACCCAAGGAATATTTTGAAGTTCCTTCTTGCGACGAAGATGGAAATGTAGTTTGGAAGCAAATTGAAGCTGTTACAAAACATCCAGTAATAAATAAGGATGGTACAAACACCATGCTTAAATTTACTACAGAAGAACAAAGAGAAGTTATTGTTACCAAGGCAAAGTCTTTATTAAAATTGGTAAATGGAAAAATTGTTCAAATAGACGGAGACCAGTTCAAGGTAGGCGATTACCTCCCTGTAAGCACAAAACAAATAGATTTTGTTGAATCCAGATCTTTGAATTTGCACGATATTCTTCCACCAACAGAATATATTTACTCATCAGAAGTTGAAAAAGCAAAATCCGTAATGAACGAGCATCATTGGTGGTCAAATCACCAAGGAAAAACCTTTACTTTGCCTTATTGTAGAAGCGATTCATTTGTTGCAAAGGTGAGTAATAAAGTAAGGAATGGTTGCAAAAACAAAACAAAATTTGCTCCAGGATGTGTTTACACAAAGCAAACAAATATGAATGCTTACAATATCCCAGAAGAAATTCCATTGGACTACAATTTTGGTTATTTGGTTGGAGCGTATGCTGCTGAAGGATGCATGACAAATTTCCAACTATCTATTGCAAATAACGACGAAACATATTTTGATCCAGTTATGACACTTCTCCAACAATGGAATATTTCAAGTAAATTATATAAGCAAGAAAATAAGGGTAAAAATGGTTGGACAAGTCAAGATTTGCGAATTTATAATACAGTTCTGTGCAGGATCTTGGAGTCTCTTTGCGGAAAACTTAGTCATAATAAATTTGTGAGTAATAAAATTATATTCTCTAACAAGGAATGCATTCTAGGGTTTTTGGACGCTTATATTGGCGGCGACGGAACGGTTAATACAAAAGATAAATCAATTATGATAACCTCTGTTTCCAAAGAACTCTTAATTGACGTGCAACAAATGATGAATAATCTAGGAGTGTACAGTTTCATCAAACAGTTGAGAAAACAAACGCATAATAACAGAGGAACCTTGCCTGAAAATATTCGCCAAGGATATACTTTGTATGTAAGAAATCAACAAGCCAAACAATTGGCAACCATGTTAGATATTAAAATTGGTTACAAACTGGAAAATTGCAAAATTATTGCTCGCCATTCATCAAAATTTTCATACAAAATTAATAGAAACTACTTGTCTGTACCAAATGAAATAAATGGACAAATTGTAATGGAGTCTAGAACCGACAAAAATTTGGTAGATGTACTCTTTGATAAAATTGTATCAATTGAAGAAGTGCCTAACACTACCGATTATGCTTATGATCTAACTGTTGCAGATACAAGAAATTTTAACATCTATAATGGTATTGCTTTGAGGGATACCTTCCATTTTGCCGGTGTGGCATCCAAGTCAAACGTTACTCGTGGTGTACCAAGAATTGAGGAAATCTTGTCCTTGTCTGCTGAACCCAAGAACCCTTCGCTCACCGTGTTTTTGAAGCCGGAGGATGAGAAGGATCGCGAGAAGGCGCAAGGCATTATGTATATGTTGGAGCACACCAAGCTTCAGGAGTTGGTCAGTTCTATTGAAATTTGCTTTGATCCAGATGATTTGAACACATTGATTGACTCTGATGAGTCAACTATGCAACAATATCGTGCATTTGAAAATATGATTGACGAGTGCATAGAGACTTCCATTTCTGACGACACAAATGAAAAATCAAAGTGGATTATCAGAATGGAGATGAATCCTGAGGTTATGTTGGAAAAGAACCTCACCATGGATGATGTCAACTTTGTTCTCAAGAACAGTTATGGTGACGACATTTCATGCGTGTATTCTGATTATAATGCGGACAAGCTTGTATTCCGAATTCGCATGAATAATATTTTAAAGCAGGGCGCCGGAAAGGGTGCTACTAAGAAAGCCAAGGTGAACCCGCTTGATCAATCTGACCAAATTTACTTGTTGAAGAATTTCCAAGAGCAGCTTTTGCAAAACATTGTTGTTCGCGGAATCAAGAATATTAACAAGGTGATTCTCAGAAAAATCAAGGACAATGTTGTGGAAACTCTCGGAGTTTATAAAAAGCAAGATATTTGGGTTTTGGATACAATCGGAACCAATATGTTGGACATTCTTGCGCTTGACTATATTGACTCTAAGAGAACATTTAGTAACAACATTATTGAAGTGTTTGATGTCTTTGGAATTGAAGCCGCCAGACAGACAATTTACAACGAGTTGGCGGAAGTGATAGAGTTTGACGGCACCTACATCAACTACCATCACTTGTGCATGTTGTGCGACAGAATGACGTTTACTAATAAGTTGATTTCCATCTTCAGACATGGAATTAACAACGACAACATTGGTCCAATTGCCAAGGCGTCTTTTGAGGAGACTCCCGAAATGTTCTTGAAGGCAGCCAGACATGCTGAACTGGATACTATGCGCGGCGTTTCTGCGAACGTTATGTGCGGTCAAGAGGGCATGTATGGAACAAACGCGTTCCAAGTGGTTCTAGATTTGGAAGAGATGAAGAAGCTGGAAGAGACTACTGTTTATGAGAAAACTGCTGACGCCGAGACAATTGAGAAGTTGATGGGCGGTCTAGAGGACCCTGATGATGCATGCAGCAACAATAAGTTGGTTATTCAGAACAATGTGTCAAGCATCAAGACAAGCGACTTGGGCAACGATAATGATTACAATCCTGGATTCTAAATAAAAGCAAAAAAAATAAAAGCAAAAAAAATAAAAGCAAAAAAAATAAAAACACTTTATTTAATATTTACAAAAAATATATATTAAATAAATGCCTGTAAATTTATGTAAGGCAAGTTTCAATGAATGCACTTCGTATAATTATTCAAAAATTTTTTAATCAAGACAAAATTTTTATGCTTGATAAAAATAATCAATACGAGTTTTGTAGTTATATTTATTCAAACAATTACATAAATAATCCAATAAATAATCTGTTTTATTATTATTTTTTTAATTTGCGCGAGGATGAGAGCGATTTTGACATGCACGATAATATAAGCAAAAAGTTTAATTGCATAAACACGATTATTGAAAACGTCTTTGTGTCAGAGTCTCAAAAAAATAAAATTTTGGAAGTGTTTTCAAGGATCCAGAGAGTGTATTATTCTTTTGTAAAATTGGCGCAACTATATAAATTTAAAAAAGCCACAATACAAGTTACTACTGATTTATGCATGAATGATTTGAATCCCAAAAGTTCAAACGTATTCATAATGCATCAGAATAATTCAATTTACTATTTTTCTATAAAGGACCTGATAAATATTTTAAACAGAAATTTATCCAACTGCATAGACTTTGCTCCAGAGCCTATTATTACAAAAAATCCTTATAACAATTTAATGTTAACTAATGCCGAGTTGTATAATATTTATTTTTTCATGAGATGGAATAATTGCGTTGTCCCAGAGTTGTTTCAGGGATATTTTGTGTCTAATTTCAACATGAAAACATTTCGGTACAATTACGAGTTTAACATTATCAACACTTTTATTAAAAACTATATTTATAATGCTCATCACGACGCATTATATCCAATATTTAAAGACATGTTTTTAGACTGCAGACATATTACAAAAAAGTTGCGCATTGATGAGGAATTTCCAAAGGACAAATTAATGAATATAATGAAACCATATTTGCATTTATACTATAGTTGGATTCATGCAACAAATGGAACGTATAAACAATGTAATGCAGAATATACGCTAAAAAGAAAACTAAGACTATTTATTGGTTTTAATCCAAAATTTGGGAGAAAGTATTGCAAAATTAAAAGAGTTATGTTTAATAATAGAAAAATGGAGTATCAGTTTAATGACGATCATATGAATTTTTATAAAGAATATAACCCAAGCAGTTTAAATAAAAAACCTAAAAGACAAATCTATCTATACGAAGAAAATGACGCAGGATTAGAGGGAGAAAATATAGTTTATGGCGGATTCCAAAGCTTTTTATATAATTATCATTATTACAATGAACCTGGGGAACGTCCTCGTTCTCAGTCTGTTGAAACTCCTGTGTTAGATTCTGACGAAGAAGATGATGAAAATGAAGTACCAGATTTAGTTTATAACTTTAATTCAAATATTAATGGCAACGTTGAATACAACGAAGATGAAGAAGAAAAGGAAGACGATGAATCTATTTCATAAAACATTATTTTATTTTAAATTCAATAATGTTTTACTCCTCTATAGCAAATTTGATGTTTTTCTTAGACCTTTGTTTTGGTTTTGCTACAACAACGGTGGTTCTTTGTTTTTTTGTTTGAGCTTTAACCTCAATATCAGGTTCATCTGGTTGAAGTATTAATTTAACTGCTGGTTTTTTAACTGCTTTTTTGGGCAATTCTTTTTTTGTAAATGACTGCAAAAAATTTTCCACTGTTGGAATATTCTCAACAGATTCATTAACTTCACTCAAAGTATCTTCGCTTTTAATAACGTCTAACGAGTGAAACAAAATGTGCTCTGGTAATGACAATATAAGACTATATTTTGGAATAATTTCCGCTCGCATTGCTGGACTAAAAATGAAGACAAATTTGTTCGCCAAGTCTCCGTAAAGCGCTAGAGCAGTTTTTTCCTTTTTTGTTAAAATAAATGGTTTAGATGAAATAATAATAGAAGGAATCTTATATTTGCTCATTATCATCCAAATGTCCAAGTTTGTAATGTAATAATCCTCTGAGTAAATAAAGTTTTGAAATGATAATGTTTTTTGTTTAACTCTTAAACCCTGCGTCTTCTTACCTTCCAAAATCAAAATGTCTATAATTTGATCCCCATATGTTCCCAAATATTTATTGTATTCTTCCAATAGTACGGCTTTAATTTCATTTATCTTCAAATTATTTTTTGTGAATTCAAGCACAACGTCAATAAGTAAGTAAAACCCACAATTTGTGTCTTCGTAATACATCTCTTTAAAATCAGAAGGAAAACTGTCCTTCCAAATTTTTGACGATATATGACTTTCTGATGGGAAACATTTTTTGCGTTCAACTTCCACATCTAATTTTTGCGTTTCATTAATGACAACGGCATTTTCGTACACTTGCGATTGTTTTGGTTCTGCGTTGTCGTATGTGTTATAAGTTGCGTATTTATTTTTTACCTCGGGAACAAGGCCGTCAAAATAATCTTTTGTCAAAAGTGATTGAATAACAATAATCTCGTTCTCTCGCAAATTGTATCCAATAGCCCCAAACGATAGATAAGTTTGTGGCTGAAATATGAATGATTTTATTCTACTATATCTTATTAATTCATCCGCCATCTTTCCAAAATACAGAGTTTCATTGTCATATTTGCTTGACAATAAATTATTTTTGGGTATAATTATTTTACATTTATTATTGCTTGCAACAGCGCAAACGGGACGTTTTGCTTCGCACTTATCCTTTGGCAAAACAATGCAGGATGACACAGAGTTTATCAAACTATAATCATAACTATCATCAAAAACAACTGCATTTTCATCTGCCACTAATTTTTTCAAGAGAGAAACCATTTCGTGGAGCTTGGCCGAATATAATATGTATGGCTTGTTTAAAACAGATTCAATATTTTCTCTCATTTTGATGTTCTCGTAATCATTTAATAAAATTCTAATAGTGTTTCTGAATACATTGTAAAAGTTTGTTTCCAATTTAATTTTTTTAATATACGTCGTTCTTTCTGAATCATTTTCTTCAGATGTGGCAATTGCATAATCACTTGATACTAATGGAACATTATCCGCTTTAACAACGTAATTGTTGTCGTTCATTGTTGGTATGGAGTCTTTTACGTTAGATAATGGCATTGGTTCTGATAACTGAATGAATTGATTTGTCTCCGTTAATATACCAACAACATGTTCATCTTCAACAATTTTAAATTCGGGTTTAATTGGAACCGCTCCTTTGGTATCTTTGTAAACTGTATTTAAAAATAACAATGTTTTTTCGTAGTTTGAGTAAAGACTTGCATCGTCCATAAAAACAATATTTGGATATGTTTGATCTAAAGAAGATGGATAACACGGGACATATCCAGAAATTCCGCTTTCCTTTTTTACGTAGAGACCAATAACTTTGCTCTGATAATTTAATATTTGTTTTTCAACATCATACTTTTTCTTGTACAACACGGCTATTAACTTTGACAACAAAATGGGTGCTTTATATTTATAAATGTTTGGCATACTTGGAAGTGGTCCGCAAGTATCATGCAAAACGGGCTTAATAATTTTCTTAAATATAGCCCTAATATTTGCTTGCAAAGTCAAACTTAACTCGCTGAAAGTTTTCACGACTTTTGTTGATTTGACTTTGTTTTCATAAGAATAAATGGGCTCATACAAGTCGTCCATCTTAACAATGAACAAAGACTGCTTTGAAGGATTGTAGAACTCATTGGAATAATGGTTTGTTGGACATATTAATTCAATATTATTAGTTGAATCATTGTTTACAATATCCATAATTATTAAATTGATTCCCTGTGAAAATAACGCAGGATTGGGTGTGCATATAATGTCCCATAAATATGTGTAATCTATAATTTGAGTATCGTCGTTTAAATATGCTATAAAATTCTCATATGATGCAACTACCCTCTTAAAATAGTTTTCTTCAGAAGGTTCTACTTTACTGTTTGATTTATTGTATATTTTTTTATATAATTCAGAACCATTGTATTTTGATAGATCGGTTATGTGAGAGAAATCGTCAACCATAAAGCTAGTAACATTGTTGCCATTTTGATAAGTAATGTAATTGTCAATGTTAAGCGAATTTATTATAATTTTTTTCATTTCTTTTATGCTAGGTATATTTGGAGTGTCTCCATAATATTTTGCATCAGCAATACAAGCTATAAATGACTGTTTTTCGTTGAATTCTACGCCGTGTCTTAATAAACACGTTTGATTTGGTTTAATATTTGTATTTGTTTTACTAATTTGACACGTTGAACTTGCTTCCTGGAAAAAAATCTGAATACTAAATTGCAAGTAACCCCACCTACCATTATCTAGAGGAAATTTTTCAGGACCTTTTACATAATTATCTTTCTCAACGACTTTTTCAGGCGCGCGAGGTTTTTCTGATTCGGAATTAACAGCTGGCTTTTCTGGTTCTTTCTCTTTTTCTTCTTCTTTTTCTTCTTCTTTTTGCGCGCATTCTTTGCGTCTTCCAATCTGGCCAGGAGTATTCCATTTCGTAAAACAACAAGGAACACATAGACCATCCGGGTGTTTTTCTGATTTTAAAAAGCCAGGATAATGCTTTTTATATTTCTCTCTTGAACCGTGTTCTGCTGTGTCAAAAAATTCATACACATAATTTCCATCATTTTTGATTTCGTCTTGTCCATCTGGTATGATTCCACCACAGGTAGGATGTTTCTTAATCATCTTTCCAGTTTTTGGGTCTAATACATCAACCATTTCTTTTGGGTCAATTGGTTTATTAGTTTTTAGACACCAGTATCTTGGGCAAACATAATAATATTTGTTATCTTGGGTTGATCCGTACTTTATTACATCTTCTGGTCGTAAAAAACTTTCATCCTGAACAATTTTATCTTGTTTTTCCTTTGTAAAAGCCTCAAATTGTTCTTTTCCATATTTTTTAATAATTTTTTCATAGTCTTCATCTTTCAACTCTTGTATTTCTTTTTCAGTTACTAACACTGGTTGTTTTTTTGCTGACGAAGAACAACTGCGCGAGTATCTAGAAAACTTTCCCTTATCCTCTTTTAAAAATAATGTTGGTTCCAATTCATACATTTTTGACGCAAATGGTGTAGGATTTTTTAAACGCATGCCAACAATATCTCTCACTTGATCTTCGCCGTCGTCGTCGTCGTCATTTTCTTTTTCTTTTTCTTCTTTCAATTGTAACACTTTTTTTACCACAGGTTTGGGGTTTTCTAGTTTCTCTGTTTTTACTGGAGGAGTTGGCGAAGAAGATGGAAGTGATTCTCCGAAAGTTGAGAAAGAACCGATTTCAGAGTTTTTTGCTTCGTCGCTTTGTAAATCATTTGCAATTACATCTCCTTCAGGAAAACTTGAACCACTACTTGATTGACCGCCTCTACTTAAAGGTTCTTCTTCCTCCTCATATTCTTCGTCTCCATCTCCGTAAATTAAATCTAACGCGTTTGCGAATTTTTGCTCTTTAAAATTCTCAACACCTTCTATGTATTCGGAGTAAGGTTCAAAATCCATGTCTTCGCCCTCAATAATTGGCACTTCTTGATCAGGAAAAGCTTGTTCAGACGGCGCAACAATTTCATCCACTTGAAGTTCAACAATTTCTTCTCCAGAACACAATGAATTAATTGTCTTTGTTGGGACTAGTGTGCTCTTTTTATCCTGCGTTAAACGAATAAAGGAATCTAAATAAATGGGGATTGTACTGAGATAATATATGTCATTTATATTCTCAACTGTAATTGTTACAGTGCTTGTAATGCTGTTTAAAGTGATATTTGTTTTGAACCCAGGGTTCATTTTAATTTCAATTTCAGTTTTTCTTACGCCTCGTTCTACTTGCACTTCGCTGGCCAACTTCTGTATTAGATTTCTTGCATCAGTTTCGGTCATTCTATAATTTTCAATAAGTGCCAATACTATCTCTTGACCCTTTAAACCATCTTTATTATTTGCCTGTTCAATAACGAACGCTTCTTGGCTGGTAGTCTTGTTAAAGTTGGCAACACGTTTGAATCGCATATTAATTCCCGTTTTAGCTTTCAAATTTTTAGACTCAATAATAAATGCGCTTGTAATACAACCCATAAACTCGTTCATTTTAATTGGTTTTGTAATCTCAAACGCTGTTTGATAATCCAATTGTTTCACATCTACATTTTCATTGTATATGTTTGTGTAAAGACCAACCGTATAACCACTTTGCTCTAAAAAATCCTTGACCTCTTGTATAATTGGGTTTGCGTGCTTTTTAACAATATTTTCTATTGTTTCAAGGGACATAATTTTTTCACAATCACACGTAATACTGATGGTTCCATTGTCTTCAAAATCGCACGTTAAGAGAGAAACCCCTTCCACGTTATCTACATACACGCTAACCGATTTTGTTTTGCCAATATCTCTCATCAATTTGAAAATATTAGATTTTGCAAGCATTGGGATCTTTCTACCGTCTGTTGACGTTTTATTTGTGAAAAGACGATATACATTTTCTTGTTTTGTTGATGGATTGAATTTAATTAACGGGTTGCCATCCGTTGCGTGAATAATTTTAAATATTACGTCCAACGGAATCTTAACAATAAATTCTGGTTTAATAGAAAATTTAATAAATTTAATGCCATTGCTCTTATATTTGTATTTAGTCGTTTCTGTTCTATATTTATAAACGTCATAAAACATGTTAACACTCTCAAACGTATTTAATGTTGATGGCTTCAACAATGATTTATTCTTTTCAATAAGCTCATATTTTTGGTTCTCCAACTCTTCATATGAGTGTATATTGCTTTTTGAGAGAAACGGATAATATATATTGATTGTGTTTTCTTCTGAAAGACCAGAGTTTTTTGCTCTCAACAACACATCTTCGGCAATACACAAAAAAATATTATTACCGTTAATGTCTCCAGTGTTTAATAGAAGATGACTGTTTAGAGTTGATAGAGATTTTCTAGCAGCTCTCTCAATAAACGGATCGTATTCTACAACATCAAATGGATTGCAAATAAAAGGATATTCATTGGAAACAATAAAAAACTTTTGACCGAGAACCTTTGCAATTAAAAAAGAATTGCCGTTTAAGTTCATATCCAAAATGTCGTCATAATTATACACTCGTTTGTCGGGAATATTGAAAGAAACAGGTGCGCCATTAGCCTCCTTGTAAATATTCATAATAAATTGATTCAGACGCACTTTTGTAAGTTCTAACCGGCTGTTTTGCGTAAGAGTTTGATAAATGTTTGTTGAGTTGAGCTTTTCTTCTTTCAAGCAAAATAGATATATTTGTTCTAATGAAAAATCATTTGGAAATTCAGCCAAAATTTTTAATTTAATGGTTCCAATTGAATCGTCAAAATGTATTTGTTGTTTTGAAAAACGGACTTCAATTGGTTTAGATTTATCTAAAATTTTTTCAAGCTCTTCATCGTCAAATATAGGTTGTCCTGAAACTTTATCAACAAAAGCGGCATTTTTTGGGTCCTGCTTAAATAATTCAGTAGGTTTCTTAACATCTAAATTGTTTCCAAAAAATACATATATAGTTTTAATTGTCTCCTTGTCAATTAGATGATTTACTTTATATATAGAATTGTGTTTTGTTGTCATTATATATACTCTTAGTATTATTTTATATATAAATTTTTCATTATTATCATTTTTGCGGAGACTTAAATAATTAAAATGCTAAACGTGGGCGTTTTAATTATTTACAAATCATAATATGGACTATCGGTAATAGTCATACCACAATAATTTTCAGGTTTCTTTTTATAATCAACCGGCACATAAATATTAGCGGCCTTTGCATTTTCTAATAAGAATTTGAAGTTTTGCCAAAAATCTTGTTTATGGCCAACAGATTTTGTCATAACGTGAGAGAGTTCGTGGATGGCAACGAATGTTAATGTGTTAACGTCTATAAGCGTTGTGCTTTCTTTTGTCTTGCTTAAGCAAAATGCAATTTTCTCTCCTTTATTTTCACTATAAGCAGTTAATTCACTGTTTGGAAGCGTTTCACTAATTTTTAGAGGGTTAAAATTCTTTACTAATCGTTCTACGTCAGGATCGTCTGGGTATTTTTCACCTACATATTTTACAAGTTCTTTGCATTTGTTTGTAACAGTAGCCAATAAATTTGCCGCTTTTTTAATGTTTTGTCTATTTCTCACACAATATTTGTTTCCATCCACCGTTGATATTACGCATTTCAAGCTATATAATTCAGATTCTGTGTATATTTTAATGCACATTACAATAATAAATCCAATAATAATGTATGTAAAAAAATCGCCTTTCCATAAACTGTTTGTCATATATTATTCTAGTATTATAAACTATAAAGATAATATAATGCGTTTACGTAATGCTGATTATAATAAAAACAAATTAAACGTTAGAAATAATAATAATTATCTAAATTAAATGACCGAAAAACAAATGTTTGATAAACACCCTAAAGCTTTATTTTGGAGTGAAAGAAATGAGAAGAAACCTAGTGATGTTGCGTTAAATTCTCATAAAAAATTTTGGTTTAACTGCGATTGTAGTCATCAATTTGAAAGTACATTATTAAATATAAATCTTGGAAATAATTGGTGTCCTTATTGCAGCAATCCTCCTAAAAATTTATGCGATAATGAAAAATGTAAAATGTGTTTTAACAATTCATTTGCATCGCATGAAAAAGCTAAATATTGGTCTAATGAAAATCAATTAAATCCTAGACAAGTATTCAAAAATGCAGATAGAAAAAAATATAAATTTGATTGTCATTGTGGACATGAAATAGAAATGATTCTTAAAGGAATAACATCAAAAGGTCATTGGTGTTCATATTGCGCGCATCAAAAATTGTGTGAAGATGAAAAATGTTACACTTGTTTTACAAATTCGTTTGCTTCTGTTGACAGGAGTATTAATTTACATGATAAAACATTAAATCCCAGAAGTTTATTCAAAAGTACTAATAAAAAATTTAAATTTGATTGCGACGAATGCAATAATGCATTTGAAACTAAACTAAGTGATATAACTAAAGGTATATGGTGTCCTTATTGTGTAAATAAAACTGAAAAAATTTTATACGACAAATTAATATTTACTTATCCAGCGTTAAAAAGACAATATAAGGTAAAATGGTGCAAAAATAAAAATTACCTACCATTTGATTTTGTTATTGAAGAAGAAAAGATTATAATTGAGTTGGACGGAAAACAACACTTTGAACAAATAGGAAATTGGGCTTCTCCGGAAGAAAATAGAAAAAATGATTTATATAAGATGAAGTGTGCTAATGAAAATGGATTTTCTGTAATAAGACTATTGCAAAAAGACGTGTATGAAAATAAATATCATTGGTTAAATGGATTAATTTCAAATATTGAAAAAATTTGTCTAGATAATATTGTTCAAAATATTTATATGTGTAAAAATGACGAATATAAAGATTATTTATAATTTGTCACTGAACAAATAAATATTTTGATAATTATTTAAAAATGTTACTTATTAGCTGGGCGTATTTTATTGAATTCCTTGTCCTAACTCCAACGGAGGTCGGAAAAAATCTGGCTCAATGGTGGAAAGATTCCAGGGACCCACGTAAAGCTGAGGGTTAGGGGGCTCGGAGCGGATTTGCAAGTTGGCGTTTCTCAAGGTTTGACCGATGGTGTCAATACCAATGTGGTAACCAGCCTTTAACAAGTTGATGTTGGCAAGATCGCCCTTTCCAGAGGGATTCAATTGAGCCCACTGACTGTTGGAGTCCTTGGGCAATAAATCGGAGGGATTCTGAATGTTGGGCTTTGAGCATGAAGTAGGAACGCCAATATTGGGCGTAGCAATACCATTTACTGAGGCAAATACCTCGTTTCGGTCTAAACCTTCAGATGGTTGAGGACCAGAAGAACCCTTGGGGGCGCCGGTTCCAGAAGCTTTGTATGACGCAGAAGAAGATTCCATGCGTTCTGACCCATACATGCCCTTTGATGTTAAATATTTTGCAAAGACACTAACGCCATATGCAACTATCAATAAGACGACAATTGCGCCAATACCATAATCCGACCATAGCTTTTTAAAGGTGCTGCTCATTATATAAAATTAGGCTATAAAATATTTTTTTGAATACAGTTTAATTGTTTTATTATTTCACTAAACATTTGGATATCTTTGAAATAAAAACTATTGTTCTTTTTCTAAATCATTTTCAGAAATTTCTGATAAATCGTCAAAATCCATGTCACTATCTTCACTATCGTCTAAATCTTCCAACATATATGTTTTCTTAATATTCTTGGCTTCTAAAAAAGCAATAATTGCCTGTTTCTTTGCCTCTTTTGCTTTATTTCTTGCCGTTTTATAAATTTCATAATAAACTTGATTTGGTTTTTTAAGCGTCATTGTTTCTAAATCAGAAACAGTAGTTGTTAAATTTACTTCAGTTAAATCATTTGATGTATCCACCAACTCTTCAATGTCACTTAATGTTTCTATCGCAGTATCTATCTTAATTTCTTTCTCTTTCTCTTTCTCTTTCTCATTTTCTTTCTCTTCCCCTTTGTTTGCATTATTACTAAAGACATTCATTCCATTTATTTTTTCAGTAAAATCTTCAACCGTTTCATTTTGAACGTTGGAATCGTTCATATTTTTTTGTTCACCATTCTCTAAATCAAATACGTGATCGCTCATTTTATATTCTTCTAAACTTTCTGCACTTTGTTCCAGTTGTTGCTTGATTACTAATTTTTCACCATCTATCGGTTCTTGAGGATTTTTGACTTGTTTAGGCGCCACACTTTTAATGAGACAACTCTCAAATATCTTTTCCGAGTTTAACACCATAGATTGTTTCAATTCAAGTTCTATTTGAAAATTTCTACTCGTAAACTTAATACCTTGAACTTCAATGATAGATATAATACTATTTTCTGGCGTGACGTCTTCCATCGTGACTGGGGTTTCATTTTCATTGTATATTTTTACTAGAGGCACATTTGTGCTATAATTCACCTTAACATTTACTCTTACTAAATAATATTTGCCGGATTTGTAAATGCGCATTGGAGACGCAAACGCCGATTCAATGTCATTCAATTCCAACTTATTCTCAAACCATGTGTCGGCTTTTTTGTAAATGAGATCCTGACATTTTGTTTCAAGGCTTTCCAACCAATGTATTAATTGTTCGTCGTTGTTGTCAAACATTAAATCGCAATAAATTTTTTTACCATTTTTAACAAAACCTTGACGCGTCAACGATTTAGGCGTTTCAATGTATAATGGTTTGTTATGCATTTGTATTTTTGTAAAATATGCACCTCCCTGAATTCCCGTGGGATGCGCTAAAGACAATTGAGAAAAATCAAACTGGTCATTTGGTAAATATATGTTGTCCATTATTTTTTCTTCAGAAAATTTAAACTATATTAACACGCAAAAAATTAAGAAACAATGTATTTAGTATGTTTATTATATTTATTATGTTTATTGTTTAATAATGAAGGATTCGCTGATTCAACAATGTTTGGATATACTTAAAAGGGATGATATTAAAGGAGAATTAAAATCATTTTGTAGTCCAGTAATTGAATTAATATTTAATATTATTAATCCGTATATTTACATAACGCTTTTTCTTGTTTTTTTAATATTTATTATGATTTTAGCAATATTAATTCTTTTAATTTTGGTCTTGCGTAATAAAAATTTAATAACAAAAAATTTTTAATATTTTCTCATTTATTATTATAATGAACGCAACAACGAATAGCACAAGTTCAGTGGCGAACCCTTTAACATCAACTAGCCAAATGGGTGGACGCAGAAGAAGCCGAAGAATGGCGAAAGGCTTAATGAGAGCTTCTAGATCCGCTTCTCGTTCCATGGCTTTGGCTGGTGGCAGAAGACGCAAGAGACGTGGTGGTCAAGCTTACGATAGTGGCAATACATACGGTACATATGTAAATGGTTCCGTTGATTCCCAATTAATGAGATCAAATGAGCCATCTAATCCCGGTTTTTCCAGTGTTGGGGTGCAAGGTCAACAATCTGTTAGACCAGTGCAAAGTCAACAAGGAGGCAAGAGACGCACCAAACGCGGCGGATACTGGGGCCAAGTTCTCAGCACCGCTTTAGTGCCTTTTGGTTTATGGGCCGCCCAAAACCGTTTCTCCAAGCGCAGAGGAGTGAAGCAGGGTGGCAAGAGTCGCAAGCACCGCAAATAAACTTTACACACAAGCCTTAAAATTAAGCAAAAATAATAGTTGTTCAACGCAATAATTATTATTTTTCTCTCTTAAAACCACTTTCAAAGGTAATTTTCTTAGCTGTTTTTTATTTTTTCCAACAGAACATTTATGCCATCTGCATATTTGTTTTTGACTAACTCATTTTCAACTGAATTGTGCTTTGAATGTATATTCTCTTCTATTTTTCTATATAAACTATTATCGTCTCTCGGCAAATTTATTTTACGATTAATATAAGACTCTTCGGATTGATAAACATAATGAGCTATAAATGCGGGACATTTATTATATTCAATCGGCCATTCATTAAACGACTGCGAATTGCTCATAGGGGTCATGTTTATTGAAACCATTCTACTTGGATTTGATATGACAAAATAATGAGGTGTTATAGCGTCTACAACCTGAGATGGTCTAACAAACGTCTTAACGTGTTTATCAATAAGCTTGTCAGATTTTGTATAGTTTTCAATAATTAGACCATCTTCAGGATCTTTTATATAATTGTTTGTTCCAAACAGTAACCAGTTAATTGCAAGTGAATCAGCCATTAAATAATATTTTAACATTTGTTTCACATGTTGAAAAGCATTTAAAACTAAAAACTCGTCTGCATCTAAATATAACATCCAATCGGCGCCCGCAACAGTTGCAATTTTAGCGGCTTTTAACATTAATGGCATTTTTATTGGACCGTCCATTTCGCATCGTTCAACAATAACACCTTTCTTAAAGTTTCTTAGCTCCTGCGATATAGGCGTTGTAGATTTATGGTCAAAAATATAAATTAATTCAAACCCTAAAATTAGATGATGAGCAACCCATTCTTTTATATTTTTTTCATCTCTAGCATTTGTAAATAAAATAGTTTTTCCAACTAATTTTCTTCTTGGGTCATTTAAGGGGATTAGCTGATTTTTTTTGTGTGTTAGCAAAACGTTGTTATTATTGATATTATTGTACATTTCTATAATTTTCTATAAAATATTATTTGTTTCTACTAATTTTCTACTAATTTTTTATAGGTTCAATATATAA